CTCTTCAAGGTGTTGTTCAGGCGATGCCCGACGGTCTGAAGAACTTTATGGCGGGGGTATTTGTTGTCACAAGTGTACTTGTGGGGCTGACAGGGGCAGTTTTATTAGGAGTCGCAGCGTTCCAAGCGCTTTCTTTAGCAGCCCCCCTGATCACGGCTGCGTTTGCTCCAATCTTGCCGTTTGTCTTGCCGGTTATCGCAGGTCTCGCAGCCGCGGCGCTGGGAATCAAAGCCTTCTCGGTCGCAGTAGAGAACAATCTTGGCGGTATCGGTGACTTTTTCAAGCAGGGTGCTGAGAACTACGAGCTACTGCGTGATGCGTTCATGGACCTCGTCAACTTCGGGGAGGCACGTGGCTCAACGCTTGAAAGACTCTTAGAGTTCGAGCCGGGGACAGGGGTTAGAGCGGTATACGAGACTATTGCTACGATCTACGACCGCTTTAGTAAGTTCTTCTCGGGGATAAAAACAGGCTTCAACGAAATGATCGCCGCGTCGTCGGGGACATTCGCCAGTGTCAAAAACGCATTCGCAAGTTTAGGAGAAGCAATTGGTTACGTCGTTGCTACGTTTACTTCGCTATTCGGAAGCACTGATCAAGCGTCTGAGGGAGGGTCTAGGCTCGGCCAGGTCTTTGGTGGGCTCGCTACCTTCATCGCCGATGTTGTTGGGCACGTCGCGAGTTTCGCCGCCGGATTCATACAAGGGTTCAATGTCATTTTGAGGATAGCTGCTCCTGCGCTAAAAATGATCAAAAACGCCATCGGGGAAGTAATCGACGCATTTGGACACGTTATCCAGTCGTTTGGTTTTGCGGGAGAAGGCGGGATGCAAATGAATGACATCTTTGCGACTGTCGGTGTTGTGGTGGGGGGCTTTGTGACTAAGGGGCTTATTCCGCTGATCAATATGCTCGGTCTTGTCGCGAGTGTCATCGCGGCTGTCGCACATGGTATCGGTGGTATGATCTCTTTTTTCGTGAACGGTATTCGCGCCCTTGGTCATGTTGTTACCGGAGTTCTCAAACTGCTGACCGGTGACTTTGAAGGGTTCAAACTCTACATGAAAAAGGCGGGGCGCGCATTGCTCGACGCGATCATGTCCCCTTTCAAGGGGCTAGTGCGAATGTTCAAAGCTATCATTGACCCACTCGTCGACTACGTCGCAGACGTTATTCTTCAGTTAGTAGAGTTAGGCGCCCCCGTACCGTCAGGGATGGCCGCTTTCGCTAAAAGTCGTCAAGCGACTGGTAGAACAAAGCTGAAGTTCGACCGTGACACAGCCAGTGCTATCTCTGCTAAGGCAGGCATCGCTCAGAACGAAGGAAACGCTGCCGTCGCCGCTGACCAGCAGAAGAAAGATGGCCAGTTGATGTCTGCCCAAGCAGCGCAGTCTGCCTTTCAAGACGCTATGCGCGCACAAGCAGCTAAGAGAAGTGGGCCGATCACTATCAACGCAGCACTTGACGTAGACGGCGAGAGAATGGCGGAAAAAGTAATCAAGGTCAAAAACGGAACTGACGCTGCTGATGGAAACGCTAACTCAGGGTTGTAGGTAAGTTATGCCCACAAGCGAATCACCTCAAAGAATGATTATCCGCGCTATCGATGGCGACCCCCTAACGGCTATTGAAGGCGATCCTAGCAGCGAGTCAATCACACTACAGTTCAACCCAAACGCCTTACAGCGCGCCATTTCCGTCAGGTATCAGAACCGTCAGATCTTAGGGCTTAGTCACAGCCCACATGAGTATTTGGGTACGGATAATGCTGCCATATCCTTCTCGGTTTTCTACAACGTAGAAACCCGAGCGCAACTAGCTGAGTCAGATAGGGCGATGCGATTTCTTGAGTCGCTTGCATACGGTCCTGAAGCCCCCGGTGGGATTCTAACTGCCGCACCGACGCGAGTTTTACTCTTATGGCCAAAGACGATGTCTATTGTCGCGCGGCTAATGTCTGTCACGTTTCAGCATGAGCGATGGAACGTCTTTGGGAACACTACGCAGTGGTCCGCAGCCTGCTCGTTTGAAGAAGCACGAATAACGCGCTTGACCTCCAAAGACGTCAAGATACTTGGCGCGCAGCGGGTGCCTGCGTCTATTTCAGGGTCAAACTCAGGGTAATAAGATGCCTCCTAACATTGACAGCCGTTATCTTTACTCGGAAGCCCGCAGAAATACGACTACTTCAGCGTTGTTTTTGACGCCACGTAGTGTCTTTCGCTACCGCGAGATAGAAGACAACTCCGTGTATGTGGTCTCCGAGGGAGATACCCTTCACGGCATCGCGGCTAAGTTCTACCCGTCGCTTGGGGTCTTACCACGTATTAGTGCTGCAAATCTGTGGTGGGTTATCGCCGACTTTCAACCTAACCCCATACATGACCCAACGATAAAGCTGGTAGCGGGGCAGCGGCTTATTATCCCCTCTACTAGAACAGTCGTAAACGACATACTCAGGAGGTCAAATGAGTTCTGACAGGTCATCCGCTTTTTACTCGGTATTGCGCCTACCCCCAGGGCAAAAAACAGGCGAACTGACTGATGTTACAGATCGCGTGACTAACTTTGTCTATGAGGACCGTGAAAACGGTACCGACAAACTCTCGCTCACGGTAGATAACTTTGACCTCAAGCAGTTTGACGAAGAAATCTTCGTTACTGGGGGTTACTTGCAGGTGGCTTGGGGGGTAGGGAGTAACGTCGCGCAAACCCGTCGTATGCTGATAAAAAAAGTGACCGGGGGGATGACCCTTCAAGTTGAAGCGCACAACGAGGCTTCTGTTATGGACTCTGTCTATAAGAGGCGAGTGTTCAAAAGTGTCCGAAGATCGGATGTTGTCCGTAAAATCGTTGAGGAGTATCGTATTCGTGCTCCCGACATCCAAGATAGCGACGAAGTATTCGACGAGATCGCGCAAAGCAACCTGACTGACGCGCAGTTTATCCGCAAACTAGCGCACTTAGAGGGGTACCAGTTCTACTTGGACGCCAACGGTGTCCATTTCCACGAACGCCGCATCGATCAAGCGCCGCGAAAAGAGTACATCTGGTACACGGACCCAAAAGAAGGGGAGATAATTAGCTTCTCTATTGAAAATGACGTCACTCGCCGGCCTTCTCAGGTGAAAGTTTGCGGGCGCGACCCTCTGACCAAGGAGCGTATCTGCGGTGTTGGTAGTAACAAAACCGACTTAGACCGTTATGTGCTTGCTACCAACACCGCAACAGGTAGTTACCCCGACCTTACTCCTGACGAAGAACAGCTTTTGTACGATCAAGGCGCGGTTTCAAACGCGACCGTACCAACGGGAATGTCTTATGCGTTAGAGATACCGAGTAACGTCCAGACGAAGGCTGACGCCGAGCGTGAAGCTAAAAAAAGGTTTCGTTTAAAGGCGCAGGGGATCGTAAAGCTCAATATGTCCTTACGAGGTGACCCTAGTTTTCAAGCCAAGACGATCATAAAAGTCAGCGGCTTAGGTAAGCGAATTAGCGGGAAATACTACGTCAAAAAAGTCAAACACTCGCTATCTGCCTCCGGTGGCTACACCCTTTCCGTTGAAACAATCACGGATGGGTACCAAGCAAAGAAAAAAGTAGCTCCCGATGTCAATGCGTCGCTAGAAGAACTCGCGAATGGTCTTGCAGAGCTAACATTTGCAGAGATCAGCACAAAAGTAGGCCCAGAAGGACAGTTCAACGCCGCTGATCCAGCGTTGAAGGCACTCTTTCGGCAGAAGGAGTCTATCGTCAATAAACTTCGAGCCACGGAAGGGCTCACCGGAGACGCAAAACAACTGGCGGTGCAGACCGTTTTAGCAGAAGTCAAAAGATTCGGGCAAGATTGCTATCAAAACGGTTCAACAAAAACAGGGGAGTCTGCCGCAGTGGTTGCGAGCGTTTTGACTGACATAGCCACTTCGGGGGACTCGCAGACCGGAGAGCGCGCACGGGGTAAACTGAACACCAAGGACGTACCCGCAGCCCCGTCGGGGGAACCTGCCAGCACTGCTGACCGCAGCGCGACGCCAGTTGAATACGTTGATACAGACAGTAACACTGTTACTCGTTACGAAAATAACAACACGCGCGCGAACTCTCCAACACGTAAACCCAACGCCTCCGACGAGTCGGATGAGTCTAAACCTTTATTTCTTCGATGAAGGTTTTGCTAAAGTCGACGACGTGCCCAATAATCTCTAATGGCGTATATTGACTCATCACCTGACCAACGCTTTCACGGAATCTATGAGGGCGTCATCACGAATAACGAAGATCCGCAAAAGGTTGGTCGTGTCCGCGCTCGCGTAGAGGGGCTACTTGAGCCCGAAGGCCCGTGGATGTTGCCGATGGGTATGCCTGGCAGCGGCTCACCGCAGCGCGGGTTCTGGGACGTGCCCGACGTTGGTGCTGAAGTGTACGTGTGCTTCCTCGGTGGCGACCCTGACAAGCCGCGTTTCTGGACCGGTCACTGGGGCCTCCCAGACGGCGTGAGCGAGGTGCCGACACAACCGCGCGATGCGATGGAGCAAGACGGTGCGGAAGCGGCCGGTAAGATCAAAGCGTACGAGACGAAGGACTGGGTGCTCGTGTTCGATGAACGCGACGAGTCGAACCGTCTCTTCATCAAGCGCAAGCGTGACGAAGCAACCGACGAAGACCTCACTGGCAACGCGCTGATGATGGAACTCGACGCGGTGCAAGGCACGCTCGCGATCTCAGCACCAGCCGGCATCTCGCTCAAGTCGCTCGGCATCATCGACATCGACGGCCTCGTTGTGAATATCGGCGGGCGCAAGGTCATCAAGGGAATCACGGAGAACATCTGATGCCGTTGCCCGATCTCCGTACGTTTTGCATCGACGTTGACGCCGTGCCCGGCGACGTGTGTGTGACGTTCCCTGGGGGAGCTGAGGTGTGCGTGTCGCTTCCGAGCGCATCACCACCGACGCTCGACGCGCTAATGAGGCAACTCTTCGCGCAGGTCAACACGGCCCTCGCACCGCTCACGCCCATCTTCGACATCATCGACGCAGTAGTGGCTGTGTTCGATTGTGTCAAGGCGATCTCGACGCTTAACCCGCAGGAGATTCTGAACTGCATTCCCAACCTCGCCGAGAAAATCGCCGAACTGCTCAACTTGATCCCGCAGGTCTCGCTGGTTGCTCTCGTCGCCGACGTAATCGAACTGCTAATCCTCTACTTCAAAGGTCTAAGAAACCAGATTCTTAGACAGAGGGCTTACTATCTTCGCATCCTCGACGCGCAACTTGCCGCCACGCGCCCCGGCAACATCGCGCTGGCGCGGGTGCTCCCGTGTGCACGTGAAGATCTTGATCAACTTCTAAACTGGCAGAATTCAAGTGCTGCTCCAGTGAACAGATTGATCGGTGTTATCAACTTGTTTCTTGAGATCATCGGGCTGTCAAAGTTCAAGATTCCCACTATCTCCTCACTTGTCGATCCAGAGGACTTTGAGGACGCTGTCATCCTCATCGACAAGACAATTGAACTGCTCACCTACATTCGCCTCGCGCTCCCGATCCCGCCGTCGCTGGAACTCATCGGTGACGTGCTTGAGGAGCTAGGCTTCACCGAGTAAGATGGACGGCAGCGATGGCACTCTTCACGAATCTGCAACCGGCAGCAGGCGAGCCGATCGCTGCCGACACGACACTTCAGTTTGATGCCATCGATCCCTTGATCAATGACATCCGCATTTTCGTGTGGGTGAGTTTCGCTGCGACCGGTCAGGTCGAGCTTGCGTACGACTCCGCGAACTTTCAGCCGCTCTACTCCGCGTCGCAAATCACGACCATCGGTGGCGGCTTGCGGTTCTTCGTTCGGCGCTCGGGCGGATGGCCGAGCACGCCTGCGTTGCGCGTGGACTCCTCCAACGACTTCGCACGCACGAAGATCACAATCGACAACCGCGGCACCGGGGCGAGCACGGGCCTCATCGCCGCAGCCGGCACCGGCACGGGCACCATCGACGTGAGCACCACCAAAGGGACGCTCGGCTACCTGAACGTGAGCGCTGACGCGGTGACCGATGGGCGCATCAAGTTCTATGCAGACGTGGCGCGCACGAAACTCATCTACGAGGCGCCCGCCGCTGCATCACCTGACCACGACTTCACCACCGCGTTCGTCGACCGAACGCCCGCCTACCTGCTCGCGGACGATGGCACCGACCTCGAAAGCGAAAGCGTGCACTACTCCATCACCAACTCGGGCGCATCTGATGCGACCTTCACCATCAAGATGATCGTCATAGGCTGACCATGCCAGCATCCCTCTACAAAGACAGCACTGTTCACGCCTTCCACAGCATGAAGGCATCCAAGTTCATTCGATGGCTTACCGGCGAGACCGGCGGCGACCTCGCCACCGCGGGACCTGGCGGCGGTGGCGTGACCGTGAAGATCATCGAAGCGTGGGATGCGGGCAGCAACAGTGGGAACAGGTCCGTGTCGAGCGACGGCACAATGGACGGCCTCGCCGCTGGGAGTGCGTGGAAGACGGATGCCTCCGCCATAACCGACGGATGGATCGTCGTCGAGTTCGCGGGCACTGGGATCAACGGGAACACTGGATGGCAGTGGTTTTTTCAATACGGGCCAAATGCGTTGGACATGGACGACTCGAACGTCGTCATCCCTCGCAAAGACTGGGTGACGCAGGATGGTGTCGCAGGAGCTACGCTCTCAGGGCAAGCTGCCGTCGCCGCCGAAACAACCTCGGGCCTCTGCACGGAGCCGAATGAGATCGCGAACACGCACAACACTGCCAACGCGATCTGGTACGGGTGGGCGGACAACGGGATGGTTATGCTCATGGCTGACGACACTGGCGTAGCGCAAGACGCATGGTTCACATACGCGGGAGAAGTGGACGACCCGAACACGGGCGACAACTATCCATTCATCGCGTCGAGTGGGCTTCAAGATGGCAACTGCCATTATGTCCTCGGAGACTTCAGTGGGTCGTCGGAGTGGTCGCGGATCAGCCCGGTTGATGAGACCACGCTTCTGAACTCAGGCAGGGCGATGGCCTTCGCGCTGATCAGAGAGCAGTTCCCTTTCGATGTTGCAGAGCCGACCTTCGCTGACTTCGGCGGGTACTACCGATCACCTATCGGTGTGGGATTCACCACTGGAGGGAATCAGCACATCGCGGGTACTTTGAGGTACGTCAACATCACGCATGAGAACACGGGCGCAAGATGGACTTCCGACGGTCTGACCAGGATTGGATGGGCTATACAGATGGCTAACACAACTACGATCAACTGTGGTTGGTCGATGCCTTGGGACGGGGCCACGCCTCACCCGTAGGGACTAAACGATGGCCGAGATTTCCCCACCTACTACGCGCCCGGTCCCGCCCGACCCGTCATTCGTGCGCACTTTGAATGACGACAAAGGAACGACCCGAATCGTCGTCATCGGCGCTTCGTCTGGCGGCGGAGGCGGCACGGTCGGCAAGCGTGAGAACCCACCGCTGCCGCGAGGTGTTCCCTGATGGCTGGTACGATCACATACGGCACGCAGGTCATCCCCGAGACGACGCGCCCCGCATCGCCGCCGCTCAACCTCAGCGACACACGCAACGTCGTCGGCACGCTGAACCTCGGCCGCGGTGTGCTGCGTCCGTTCGTGCGCAACGGTCAGGGAGACTTCGCAAACTCGAACGACCTCGACCTCATCCGCGCAGAGGTCGGGCAGACGCTCGGCACCATCGCAGCTTCGCCCGTGTCTCGGGGAGAGATCCCTTGGCGTCCCGAGTTTGGGGCGCTCCTCTACCGCCTTCGCTTTTCTAACTTAGACGAGAGCACGATAGAACTAGCGCGCGTCTACGTGATTCAAGCTATTGAAAACTGGAATACACGAGTAAAAATCCGGGCTTCTGAGATAACCGTGAACACGCAAGAGCGTAAGCTCAATATCGTAATTAGCTACGACATACTGTCGTCCAAAAGTCGCACCGCTATTGCTACAAATCAGCAAACGGAAACCGAACTACAGCTAGGTTGAGAGTGTTATGGCGCTTTTACCAAAAAATCTCGACTACACTGATAAAGACTTTGAGTCTCTTCGTACGCGAATGTTCGCCCTCATCGCGTCGGTATTCCCTGACTGGACTGACCGCGAGGTGTCCAACTTCGGCAACATCCTCGTCGAATTGTTTGCGTTCACCGGCGACGTGCTCACGTTCTACCAGGACAACCAGGCGAAGGAGTCACGGCTCAGTGACGCCGTGGTGCGGTCGAACGTGCTGGCGCTTGCGAAGATGTTGAACTACGTGCCCGAGGGCAACGCAGCCGCGAGCGCTGACTTGCTCGTGACGCTGAACGAGGTGCCGACTAACGATATTGTCCTCGCAGCGGGGCGCAAGTATCTAACCTCAAACTTTGCTAATCCTATAACTTTTGAGCAGATATTTGTAACTCAGATACCCGCAGGATTAGACCCCCCGCAAGTCATCGTTACTGTCGCTAATAGAGAAATCTTTGAAGAGTCCTTCTCCTCAACAGGTTTACCATCACAGCAGATTGTGCTCAGTAGTACGCCGTATCTTGACAACACCGCAGTAGTAAACGCCACAAATGGCACATACACGCAGGTAGACACCTTTCTCAACTCGAAAGCAACTGACTTTCACTTCACGCTAGCAGTGGATAGTGTGGGTCGAGGAGTGCTTACTTTTGGCGACGGCGTCAACGGGCAAATCCCAAGTGACAATCTAACTGTTGTCTATAGCGTTGGGGGCGGTGCGTCTGGAAATGTAGACGCAAACACCATCGTAAAAATAAACGAACCAGTGTTAGACGTTGTCGGAAATAGAATTGTCGCAACTGCGACAAACCCAACAGCGGCGTCGGGGGGTGTGAATCGCGAGACAACCGCGGCGATCAAGCAGAAAGCTCCTCCGAGCACTAAGATCACGGATCGAACCGTATCGCTTGATGACTATGAGATCGGCGCTGAGAACATTGAAGGCGTTGCGCGTGCGCTCATGGTAACTAGCGACCAAGTCGTAGGCGTCGCTGAAAATCGTGGTTTTCTATACATTGTCCCTGATGGGGGCGGCTTGCCGTCAGCAGCGCTGAAAAGCTCAGTTGAAACTGAGCTAACAGTTACACGCCCAAATACAATTACATTTAAGTTTGAGGTCGTTGATCCACAGTACCTTGCCGTTGACATTGTTGTCCGTGCCTACTTCGCAACAGGGCAAAATCCGAATATCGTCGCAACAGCTATAAACACTGCCTTCAACGACTACTTTCAAATAAGTAACCCTGATGGAACAAAGAATACGCTGGTAAAGTTTGGGCTTAAGTACGGCAACGACCTCAAACTGCCGCTAAGTGACCTTTTCTGCGTTGCAGAGAATGTGTCTGGTGTACGAAAAATTGGCGCGAATGATGTGGACTTCACAGTAAACGGCGAACACGCTGACCTCGCTCTGACGTATGCGCAGTTTCCTACCCTCAACTCCGTGACCGTACGTGACGGTGAAACTGGCGAAGTTGTTTCTCCCGCTGTGTAGGTTCGCATGACTCCCTCGACGATCCCCAACCTCAGCTTCGAGATCCCGCCCGGCACGGGTCCGTCGTTCTTGAGTGGCAACGCGGAACCGTACAACCTGCCGAACGGGTCGGTGCTTCAGTTCATCGTCGACGGTGTGACCGAGCAGGCCGTGTTCACCACGTCAGACTTCGCAGACATCACTGCCGCAACTGCCGATGAGGTCGCCGCGGTCATCACCACGCAAGCGAATCAGATCGTGGCCGGCAACGACGGCGGCAGCGTTCGCATCAACGCCGAAGCAGTGCTTGAAGACGTGACTATTCAGATCACCGGCGGCGACGCGAACGCAGCACTCGGCTTCGCGCTTGCAACCGCGACCGGATTGTTCCGCGAAGGCGGCGAGCCTGACACGTGGGCGACCACCTCAGACATCGACACCGTGACGAAGTTCGCGGGGTTCATCGGCGAACTGAGCATCGAGCGCCCCGAGGAGATCTTCTACGGTCCCGCGTGGGCCGTGCTCGCAGTCATACTCCCGACGACGTACGCTGACGCGCAGTTCGACTTTCCGACCACCTCGTTCGCTGAACTGTTCCGCGGCGAGACGTGGGCAGGTAGCGGGCTCGTCACATCTCCCGCGCTCGTTGCTGCGTCGTTCGGTGTGTTCGTGTTCGAGGACTTCGAGACAGGATGGGGCGTGCCGACTTACTTCGTGTTCGTCAACGGCACGCTCGTCGACGCGTCCATCAACGGCGTCGTCGGTGACCCCGAAGACTTCGAGACGAACTGGGGGCAAGGTGCCGCGGCGATCTCCGTCGTGGCTGACTTCGCGAACAGCACAAAGACCGCGGACGACTTTGAAGGGGTGGTCGACACGACGCAGATCGTCACGGTCAACTCGAACCCCGCAGGCGACTACACCGTCACCATCAACGGCAACGCGTTCCTCTACACATCACCCGGCGCAGAGACGACCGGCGCCATCGCGCTCGCCGTCGCCAACACCATCACCAACAACAGCGCGCTCGCGTCGGCGACAGCGGTGGGCAACATCATCAGCATCAAGCCGCGCGTCACGGGCACTGAACTACTCGTCACCACGACTGCACCGACGGTCGGGGCGGTCACGCTGTACGACGCGATCGACTTTCCGCTGCTCGCTGACAACTGGATCGGGCAAGATAACAACCCCTATCCCTTCTGAGGAATCTCATCATGGCATCAACCGACTGGACCGAACTCACTGGAAGCATCTCCGCCGCTGCGCTTGCGCGGGGCGTCACCTCGGGCATCACTGTTCCGAATGGTGGCGGCTCGTTCACCTACGGCTTCAACTCCATCGCGAGCGGCGTGACCGGCATGGCCGGCAGCTTCTACTCGTTCGACGCGACCTTCAATCCAACCGCCGCGAACAAGGGCGGGCGCATCACCGGCGCGATGAAGCGAATGCCGAGCGCATCAAACACCGACTACGCGCCGTTCCTTTTCATCCTCGCGCAAGGACCGAACGCCACCGACAACTCGTACATGCTCGGCTTGCAGGACGATGATCCCTCGCACATCGTTCTCGTCAAGGGGCAGATGAGCGCGGGCTTGCCTGCGGGTGACGTTGGCACGAGTGGCATCCTCCGCAAGTCGGCCGCAGCGATCTCGGTCGACACGTGGATTCATCTGCGCATCGACGCGGTAGTGCAAGGCACCGGCGACGTGATCATCACAATGAAGCAGAACGACCTCACGACGAACACCGTGACCGCGCCGGTGTGGACCGACATCGACGGCATGGCGCCGTTCACCGATGACGCGCTCGGCATCAACTCAGGATCGGTGCCGTACACGAGCGGGCGCTTCGGCTTCGGGATGTACTCCGCAAACGTGTCACGCCGCGCAGCGTTTGATCAGATCACCATCGCACGGCAGGTCTAAGTCATGGCGTTCGGGGCACTGCAACGAAGCTCAAGCTACCGCCAACTCTGGCGACGGCCGGTGAACCACGCGCCGCGTGCAGGTGCGGGCACCGCTTCGCTCGTGCTCGGCTCTGACGCGCGTGACGAGAGCGCAGTGCTTCAAGCAGGCAACCGCATCCGCGTCACGTCCGATGCGGGCGTGATCAACGACACCCGATTCTTCTACTGGCTCGGTACGCTTCGCCTCAATGAAGCACCGCCGACCGGCTACGGCTGGCGCGTCACGCTGACCATCGGCGGGCTGTCATCGTGGTCGGACACCTACGACTTCGGCGCGGACGAACTGAGCGGCTTGAACTTCCCGCTCACCATCGACCTCAACGACCTCGCGCACAACGTCACCGGCGTCGCGGGGAACTTCGGGCTTGAGGTCACGCTCACGCTCTACGATGACGGCGGTGGTGCTGGGGTCGACGTGCCGTGCGTGTTGCCGTCGCTGTACCTCGACCAGATCACCGCGCCCGTGACGAGCAGCGACCTCGTGCTCATCAACCGCTACCCGCAGCCGGAGCAGATCTCCGTCTCGCCCGACATCGAGGCGTTCTCGTTCTTCGTCGCAGACACAACCGGCAACGGCATCGACACCGCGAACACCACCATCACCGTCGACGGCGTGACCGCGTTCGCTGGCGGCGTGTCGCTCAACGGGTTCGTGGTCGCCGTGTCCGCTGCGCAAGGGCTCACCGGCGATGATGCGAAGTTCGTGGTCGACTTCCCCGTGGCTACCGACTTCGTGAGCGAGCAAGCGGTGACGGTGCAAGTGCAATCGCAGAACGTGCCCGGCACCGAGACCATCGACGAGACGTACACGTTCACCATCGCCGACACCATCGCGCCGTCGGTGCAGACCGCAAACATGATTGACGTTGACGTGCTGCGCTTGACGTTCAACGACACGATGTCCCCGGCGCAACTGCTCACCGCGTCGAACTACACCATCGCCCGCACGACCGCGCCCGCCGTGCCGCTCACCGTGATCGCAGCGGCAGCGGTGCCCGGTGACGCGACCGCCGTGGACCTCACGTTCCAGTGGGACGCATCGCCCGGCGCGGGCTACACCTTGACCGCACAGAACGTGACTGATGAACGCTTCAACGTCATCGATCCGAACGGGCAAGAGATCACGTTCAACGGCTTCGTGTGCGACCGTCCCGCGGGGCGTCGCTTTGAACTGCTCGACTTCATCCCTGAGATGAACATCCGCGAAGACGACCCCGGCACCGAGGCCGACCCGAGGGGCGGCACGGGCGACCTTCGCAAGTTCATGCTCGTGTTGCAGGATGTTGTCGAGGTTTTGCTTTGCAGCATCGACCGGTGGACTTCGATCATCGACATCGACAAAGCACCCATCGAGTTCGTCGAAGCGATCCTTCAGGATCTAGGCGACCCGTTCGAGGCGTGCATCCCCGACCTCACCGAGAACGATAAGCGCAAGCTCGCGCGGATCTTGATCTCCATCTACAAGCAGAAGGGAACCGACCAAGGCATCATCAACGCGGTGCGGTTCTTCCTCGACATCGAGGTCACGCTTGACGTGTTGAACTTCCGCCCGTACTGGCAGCTCGATGTTTCGTTGCTCGGCACGAGTACGACAATCTCACCAAGTGTAGGATCTCCGTTGTGGTATTCTTTCTACATTGTGAGCCCGGTCGTTTTGACCGACGAGCAACGAGAACGAATCCTGTGCATCGCGGACTACATGAAAGCTGCGCACGAGCATGTGCTCGGCGTGATCGAACCAGGCGGCATCGTCACGCCGTCGACGTACTGGTTCCTCAACCTCTCGGCACTCGGTGCCGACCCTGCGGTGCTCGACTCGACAATCCTCGCACCGTGATCAAGGACAACTGAGATGGATCGTTTCAACTTTTATTTTGAACAGCTTGTCGGCGAGGCCGACATGGATGAGGTCTTCGACTTTGCGGAGAACGCTGACCACGCGTTGATGACTGACAACGGGTACACCGGCATCGTGTCGGGTCTCGGCGTCACCGAGAACACCGTGCCCGACCTCAACGTCATCGTCGCCATCGGCACCGCGTACGATCAGACCGGTCAACGCATTCGCATCGGCGCCCCGCAGACGCTTGACATGAGCGTCGACTCGAACAGCGTGAGCACAACCGTCGCTGTCAACGGCAACGAGAAGTGGCTCTCGATCTTCGCGCAGTTCACCCGCGCGCTGTCAGACCCGCGCATCGACGGCAACGGCGTCACCGTTCAGTACCGTGAGGCCGAGTCGTTCACTTTGATCAAAGAGCAAGGCGCCGAAGCTGCGCCCGGCACGGCCGCGTCGTTGCTCGCCGCGAACAGCGAGACGTACGCGCTCACCGACGGCAACACACTCACGCTTCAAGTCAACGGCGGCGCGGTGCAGACCGTGACGTTCAACACCGGTGACTTCGCAGCCATCGGCGCGGCGACTGCCGCTGAGGTTGCGTCGGTCATCGACACGCAGACAACCGGCGTGAACGCTTCCGACTCTGGCGGCGCCGTGCTCATCGAAACACTGACCGCGAACGCCATCGCAAAACTGCAAGTGACCGGCGGCACCGATGCCGCTGCGTTCGCCTTCCCTGGTAGCATCGCAAGCGGTGCAGGTGGACCGACACCGCCCGCGCTCAAGGGTGACGCGCTGCTTCTCGCTGACGTGTTGATCCGTCGCGACGGTGGCGGCACCACGACCACGCAGATCTTCAACGCGCCCGATGCCGGTGGCGCTGCGGGGTACATCGAAGGTTCGCGCCGCGAAGTCACGTTCATTTTCAACGGCACCACGTTCGAGATCCGCGAGGGAACGATCACCGGCTTCGCGACTCAGCTCGCGCAAGACCTTCAGAACCACATCAGCAACACCGGCAACGCGCACCCGTCGACCGCCATCACGTTCGACGGCACCGGAAGCAGCGGCCCCGACCTGCCGCCGCTCGGTGCGACTGCGACCGTGGACTCTGCGCTCGATGAACTCGACTTGCGCAAGGCGTCGCTCGGCAACCCCAACACGTTCACGGGTTCGAGCAACACGTTTGCCAACACCACCACGTACAACGGCACCGAGCACAACATCAACTCAGCCAGCTACCGCTACCGCGATCCCGCGCACGCCTTCACCTACAACGGGCTCGTGCCTCCGTTCCGCACGCAGTCAGAGTCAATCCAAATCGCGAGTGGTCACGGTGTCGGCACCTCGAACATCGTGACGCTTGCCGTGCCGCTGCTCGGCGTCGACGAGTCGATCATCATCGAGGGCTCCTATCTCGCGTTCGACGACAACGTGCAAGACAAGTTTCTCGCGTGCAGGTTCTTCATCGCTGCGACTTACAACTCAGGCACGACCACGTGGAACTTCAACAGCGCCTTCTCGGAGGTGAGCGGTGGCAGCGGCCCCGCCCCGGCTGACACGACGTTCCTCACTGGCACCACGTCACCTTCGGATATTAGCGCCGTGCCCGACGCGTTCCAATCCGGCGTGAACTTGATCCTCCGTCAGCCGTGGGCAGCCGACACGGTGGACACCAACTTCGTCGTCACGTGGACAACAATCCGCGTCGACCTGAATCAGTAAAGTTTTCATCATGCCGAACGCCACACTCGATCTCGTTGTCGCTAAACTCGACGAGGTGCATCAAGAACAAAAGTCGCAGCGTGGCGAACTCGCTGAACTGAAGCAA